CAGCTGCTCCACCTGCTCTTCGCTGAAGCCATTGCGTCCGGCCGGCTTCTTCTTCGGCCCCGCATTGCGCGCGGCCAGGTTCGGGTTGAGGTCCCCTTCCTTGCCCGTGGCCTCATAGCGCCGCACGCGGGCCGTGCGCTCCAGCTGGCGGCCCAGCAGGTCGATTTCCTTGAAGTCGCCGCCGGTCTTCTCGTCCTTGCAGACCAGCTGCACCAGGCGCGCCTCGATGGCACCTTCCACCCGGTCCAGCGGTTGCGCCTCGTCCCACTTCTCGGCATCCTTCCAGGTCTGCACCGTCGTGCGCGGCAGGACCAGGAACTCCGCAATCGACGACACCCGCCAGCCCTGCCAGTACAGGTGGCGGGCGCTGCTCTTGGCCTGGGCCCGCGCGGCCTCATCCAGGCCCGGGGCGTCCGGGCCCTCGGCAGCGGTGGCGGTGGTGACATCGGCATCCAGTGGCATGCCGGGCAGTTTCTGCAGCCAATCGCGCGCGCGCGACCCAGCGCGAGACGGTACGCCGTCAGCCATCCCGCCCCTGCTTGAGCGCACCCCCTGCGCTGTCCAACATGGCGCCACCAGCACACGGCCCCGGCCGGTGCCAGGCCAAAACGCCAGACCAGACAGCCCAAGGGATCGCCATGTCCGCAGCCACCAAGCCCAACGCCCAGCCGAACAAGAAGTTCAAGGCCAAGCAGTTCCGCGTCGCCGTTGAAGGCGCCACCACCGACGGCCGCAACATCGAGCGCGCCTGGATCGAGCAGATGGCGCGCAACTACAAGCCCGCCACCTACGGCGCCCGGGTCAACATCGAGCACCTGCGCAGCCTGGCGCCCGACAGCACCTGGCGCAGCTACGGCGACGTGCTGGCCCTGGAGGCCAAGCAAGTCACCGAAGGCGACCTCAAGGGCAAGCTGGCCCTGTACGCCACCATCGAACCCCTGCCCGACCTGGTGGAAATGACCACCAAGCTCAAGCAGAAGGTGTTTACCAGCATCGAGGTGAACCCCAAGTTCGCCGACACCGGCGAGGCCTACCTGATGGGCATCGCCGTCACCGACACGCCGGCCAGCCTGGGCACCGAGATGCTCAGCTTCTGCGCCCAGCAGCCGGCCGACAAGAACCCCCTGGCCAGCCGCAAGACCAGCCCCGACTGCCTCTTCACCGCCGCCGAAGCCGTGGAGATGGCCTTCGAGGAAGAAGCCGAGGACACCGCCGCCAAGTTCGGCGACACCCTCAAGGCCCTGGTGGCCCGCTTCACCGGCCGTGGCAAGGCCACTGACGAAGGCTTCGCCGCCGTCACCGAGGCGCTGGAGCAGATCACCGGCCACGTCACCGAACAGTTCACCCAGCTGCAGGCCCAGAACAAGGCCCATGCCGACCAGGCCAAGGCCGACCGCGAGCGCATCGAGAAGCTCAGCACCGACCTGACCGAGCTGCGCACCCTGCTGGACGGCACCGACCGCAGCCAGCACAGCCAGCGCCCGCCGGCCACCGGCGGCGCCGGTGAAGCCAAGGCCGAGTTCTGACCCACCCCCGCACCTGAACACCCCCGGAGCACCACACCATGCGCAACGACACCCGCGTCAAGTACAACGCCTACCTGCAGCAGATCGCCCAACTCTCCGGCGTCCCCAGCGCGGCCGAGAAGTTCACCGTCAGCCCCACCACCCAGCAGCGTCTGGAAACCCGCATGCAGGAAAGCTCGGCCTTCCTGCAGGCCATCAACATGGTGGGCGTCACTGAGCAATCCGGCAGCAAGGTGGGCATCGGCGTGTCCGGCCCCATCGCCGGCCGCACCAACACCACGGTGAACGACCGTGCGCCCCGCGACGTTGGCGCGCTGGATGAGTTCGGCTACGCCTGCAAACAGACCAACTTCGACACCTACGTCACCTACGCCCAGATCGACGCCTGGGCCAAGTTCCCCGACTTCCAGACCCGCCTGGCCGCCGCCATCCTGCGGCAGCAGGCCCTCGACCGGATGATGATCGGCTTCAACGGCACCAGCGCCGCGGTGGAAACCGACCGCGCGGCCAACCCCCTGCTGCAGGACGTCAACATCGGCTGGCTGCAGAAGATCCGCACCGAAGCGCCCGCCCGTGTCATGTCCGAAGGCGCGGTGGCCGGCAAGGTGACCTACGGCAGCGGCGGCGACTACGACAACCTCGACGCCCTGGTCTACGACGCCGTGATGATGCTCGACCCCTGGTTCCGCGAGAGCCCGGACCTGCGCGTCATCGTCAGCCGCGACCTGCTGCACGACAAGTACTTCCCGCTGCTGAACTCCACCACGGACAACCCCGTCAACCAGCTGGCCGCCGACATGGTCATCAGCCAGAAGCGCGTGGGCGGCCAGCAGGCCCTGGGCGTGCCCTACTTCCCGCCCGGCACCATCCTGCTGACCGCGCCCAAGAACCTGAGCCTCTACTGGCAGGAAGGTGCCCGCCGCCGCGCCGTGCAGGACAACCCGAAGCGCGACCGCATCGAGAACTACGAGTCGAGCAACGACGCCTACGTGGTCGAGGAATACGGCATGGTCGCCATGGTCGAGAACATCCAGAAGGCCGCCTGACCGCCATGAGCTCGCCCGTCATGCGCCACCTGGCCCGGGCCCGTGCGGCAGCCCTGGCCAGCACCAGCCCCGCCGCTCTGCAAGAGGCCAGTGCTGCCCACCAGCTGCTGCTCGCACAGCTGGTGGAGCACCGCCGCCAGCTGAAGGACATCCAGTCCATCGAGCGCAAGATCGACGCCAAGCGCGCCATGCTGCCCGTCTACCTGGACTGGCTGGACGGCACGCTGGCCGCCGATACCGGCGCCCAGGACGTGATCGTCACCACCCTGCTGGTCTGGTGCATCGACGTGGGCGACTACGAGCGGGCCCTGCGCCTGGGCGACTACACCCTGCGCCACGGCCTGGACCTGCCCGACCAGTACGACCGCAAGCCCGCGGTGCTGCTGATCGACGAATTCGCCCAGGCCTACCTGACCGGCCGCATGGACATCGAGCACGCCCGCGTGCTGCTGCCCATCGTCCTGCAGCTGACCGACCCGCACGACGCCCCCGACCAGGCCCGCGCCAAGCTGCACAAGGCCATCGGCTACGCCGCCTTCGGCCGCCAGGGCTCCGCCGAGGTGGACCTCGACCAGGTCAGCCCCGCCGACTGCCAGCTGGCCCTCACCCACTGCAAGCGCGCCCTGGAGCTGTTCGACCAGGTGGGCACCAAGAAAGACATCGAGCGCCTGGAGCGGCGCCTGCGGCAAGCCAAGGAAGCCGCCGGCGAGCCTCCCGGCGCCTGATCCCAGTCCGGACCCCGGAGCCGGGCGGCCCGGGCCTGAACCAAGAGCAAGCCGGCAACGGCCTGCCCCGAGGTGACGGCCCGGCCACCGCCCACCTACAGCTACTGCCACCCGACCATGAGCTTTCAGCCCACCTCGCCGACCCCCGGCACCGCCGCTGAACCGCCCATCGCCAACGACGGGTGGTGGCCCGACATCGACCTGGCCAAGCTGCGCGCCGCCTGCCGGATCGACGGCACCGTCACCCCCGACAAGCTGCGCACCGCCGCCATCGGCGCCGTGCTGCACGTCAACCAACAGCTGGCCTCCTGGGTGCAAGCCCAGCAGGACGCCGGCTACGCCACTCTGGCCGCCGTGCCCGGCCCCAGCCTGGACGGCCAGCCCCGCACCGTGCTGTGCTACCTGCGCGCCGTCTACGCCGGCACCCAGTGCGAACTGCTGGAGCGCTACCGCGACTACGACGCCAGCGCCAAGGGCGACAAGCAGGCCGAGGCCATGGCCCCCCGCATCGACGAAACCCGGCGCGACATGCGCTGGGCCATCAACGACCTGCAGGGCAAGCCCCGCAGCACCGTGGAGCTGATCTGATGCAGGTCCGCTCCCAACAGGGCGACACCCTGGACCGCCTCGTCTGGCGCCACCTGGGCACCACGGCCGGCGCCGTGGAAGCCACCCTGGCCGCCAACCCCCGCCTGGCCGACCTCGGCCCCGAGCTGCCCCTGGGCACCGTGGTGGACATCGTCCAGCCCGCCGCCGCGCTCGACACCACCACCGTGCAACTCTGGGACTGACCCCATGCGATGGCACCACACCCCCCTGGACCTGCCGCCCATGGACGGCGCCTGGTCCTGGCTGCGCGACACCATCAGCTGGCTGGCCGCCACCGCCAGCCTGGCCACCGTCATGGGCTGGCTGAACCTGGGCATCGGCCTGCTCAGCGCCGCCTGGCTGGCCACCCAGCTCTACCGCTTCTGGCGCTACGAGTCCTACAGCCTGGCCCGCCGCCGCGAGGCCGAGGAACAGGCCCAGGCTGCCCAGCCCATCCCCGCCATCCCCACCATCCGCCCGCCGCAGGAGCCCCACCCATGAGCCGCTCGCCATCCCCTGGCATGCGCCAGCGCGCCAAGCGCGCCATCACCAGCCGCTGGACCACCATGGTCATCCTGCCCGCCAGCGTGCTGCTCTGGTTCCTGCTGACCGACCCCAGCCGCGACGCCGCCGACACCCTGCTGCGCGTGCAGATCTGGTCCCAGGCCCTGCTCATCACCGGCGTGGCCTACGCCGTGGCCAAGAGCCTGAGCGGCAAGACCGGCGGCGAAGAACTGGCCGCCAACGCCCGCGACAAGGGCTGCCTGGCCTCAGCCGTGGCCTTCGCCGGCCTCATGCTGCTGCGCGGCCTGGTGCTGCTGGCCCTGCTGCTGTTCTTCGCCCTCAGTGCCCGCGCGGCCGGCATCCCGCCCGGCGCCGTGCAGCACCTGCCCGCCCTGCGTGCCCAGCTGGCCCAGGCCTGGCCCGACATGCCGCAGCCCGCCTACCTGGGCGCCCTCATCGAACACGAAAGCTGCGTCACCCTCACCAGCCCCCGCTGCTGGCAGCCCAGCGCCCGCCTGCTGACCCAGCGCGAGGAAGGCGCCGGCTTCGCCCAACTCACCCGCGCCTGGGACGCCCAGGGCCGCCTGCGCTTCGACGCCCTGGCCGAGGTGCGCCAGCTGGACCCGCAGGGCCTGCAGGCCCTCACCTGGTCCACCGTCTACCACCGGCCGGACCTGCAGCTGCGCGCCATCGTCGTCAAGGCCCGCGCCACCTGGGCCCGGCTGCTGCCCATCGTGCCCGGCACCGAAGCCCGGCTGGACATGCTGGACGCCGCCTGGAATGGCGGCCTGATGGGCGTGCTCAACGAGCGCCGCGCCTGCGCCGCAGCGCCGGGCTGTGACCCCGACCAGTGGCGCGGCCACGTCGAGCGCCACTGCCTCAAGAGCCGCCGCCCGCTGTACGCCGGCCGCAGCGCCTGCGACATCAACCGCCACCACGTCACCGACGTGCGCCAGGTCAGGCAACCCCGCTACACCCCCTACCTGCCCCCCGTGGCCGGCTGACCAGAACGCACCGCACGGAGCACCGCACCATGCCCAACATCAGCCTCAACCTGCGCACCCTGACCCTGGCCGCGATGATGGCCGTGTCCGCCGCCAACGCCCAAGACCTCAAGCCTTCGCTGGTGGCCAGCCGCACCATCGGCACCGCGCCGCTGTTCGTCCACTTCGACGCCACGGCCACCACCTCCAAGAACGTCCCCGACCCGTTCCGCCAGGTCCTCTACACCTTCGACTACGGCGACAGCGCCGCCGGCAACTGGGTCACCACCGGCAAGGCCCGAGGCATCAAGGCCGGCGGCCCCATCGGCGCCTTCGTCTTCGAGCGGCCCGGCACCTACACCGTGCGCATGGTCGCCAACGATGGCCGCCACAGCGACGAACGGCGCATCACCATCACCGTGCTGGACCCGGACATCGTCTATGCCGGCGAGGCCACCGTCTGCATCAGCACCGACGGAAGCACCGGCTGGGGCCCGGCCGGGGCCGCCTACGTCACTGGCATCCCGGAAAAGTCCACCTGGAATGGCAAGCGCCTCATGTTCAAACGCGGTCAGGACTTCTCCTCTGAAAACGCCATCAGCGTGACCGGAGGAGCGGCAAACTTTCAGCTTTGTGCAAGTGAAGGAACAGACGCCAAGCCAATTCTTCCTGCGGTCGGTATCGGTGACAGCCGCCCACCAGCAGGAACAGAGATCTGGCCAACCAACATCGCGCTGATTGACCTGAACTTCCCCGCCGGATTCAGCATCGGGGCCGCAGGTCAGCATCACCTGGCACTTCGATGCGATGCCCCGAACGGGACACAGATCAGCTTCGGGTGGTCGATCTACTACATGTTCGACGATCCGTACCAGTACGTACCCATCGACCAATGGCCCGTGCCCAAGTACCACGCCCTGGTCGAGTGCACATTCCCTGGTGACCAGGCAACGGCCTACTACAACATCTTCTCCGACGGCTGCAGCCACGCTGCCATCCTGGGCTGCACCATGGAACAGGCCGTCTACCACAACCTGCGACTGACCCAGGCTTACAAGACGCTGGTGGCCGACAGCGCGTTTAAGGGGCAATCGCCCAGCAGCTCCTATCACTGCGTCAAGGTGCACAGCGGCTCGCTCGCGCCCTATGCCGAGCCGCTGACCAGCGGCAGCAAGTTCTGGGCGACCCGCTACGTCGTGGCCCAGCACAACATCGTCGGATCGGCCGCCTGCACCTATGCCTGGCTGACCGCCTTCTGCCCACAGAACCCAGCCAGCGAAGAGGGCGTGCAGGACGTCCTGGTGCTGGGCAATACCTTCATCCGATCCGCCGATGGACAGGTGGACGTCGTCATGGGTGGCTCGCGCATCACCACCCTGGACAACACCACCCAGGGAGGCAGCTTCACCACCGCGGTGGGTCACGACGAAGCCCTGCCCGCCGGGTGGAAGGGCCCGTACTACACCAGCCGGGCCTGACACCCATGCCGGCCCCGATCCTGAGCGCGCCCTATGCCGAGCAGATCGAGGCCGACTCCACCCGGCTCAAGGCCGCCACCGGCATGACCCACGCCCAGTACATCGAGGCCCTGCGCCTGCTGGTGGCCGAGCAGGTCAAGCAAGCCCAGTTCGACCTGGCCGACCACCAGCTGCCCATCCCAAGCTGACCATGACACGGCACACCGACTCCCGCCCCACTGCTGCCTGGCGCCCAACCCACACCGGCGCCTCCATCGCCCCGGTGCTGTTCGCCCTGGCCCTGCTCGCCTTCACCCACTGGGCCGTCTACCACATCACCCGCCAGGCCGACCAGGCCGCCTACCAGGTCGAACTGCAGGCCGCGGCCGTGCGCCGGGCCAACGAACGCACCCAGACCAGCGAGCAGCGCCGCGCGGCAGAGGCCAGCCTGGCTGCCAGCGCTGCCCAGTCCATCCACACCCTGACCGAGGAGAAAGCCCGTGCCCAGAAAGACCGTGATGCTCTCGCTGCTCGCCTGCGGGCTGGCACTGTCCGCGTGTCAGTCCCCGTCCTGCATCGCGGAGCCGCCGGCCCCGGTGGCGCCGCTGACACTGCCGGACCTGCAGCTGGCCCCGCGCGAGCCGAACTTGCGCCTGCGGCTGCGCTCGCTCTGGACGGAATCGCCAGCGACGGCGACGACGCCATCCGCGAGCTCAACACCTGCATCGACCGCTACGCCGCCGCGCGAGCCGCTGTGATGCAGGCCTGCCACTGACCAAGCCCAGGACAGCCGCCCATGCTCAAGCCCCAGAGCCTCTACAACCTGCTGCTGGCCGCGGTGCCCCAGTTCGCCGCCCAGCCGGACCAGCTCAGCATACTGGTGCGCAGCGGCCGCATCGTCAGCCGCCTGGGCGCCACCCTGTCCTTCGAGTACGCCTACACCGTGCAGCTGGTGGCCCTGGACTTCACCGCCCACCCTGACTGCATCATCGTCCCCATCCAGTCGTGGATCCGCGCCAACCAGCCCGACCTGGTGGACAACCCCGACCGCCGGGACAAGGGTTTCCGCTTCGAGGCCGAGTACAAGGGCACCGCGGTGCTGGACCTCATCATTGAGCTGGACCTGACCGAGGCCGTGCGCGTGGTCCGCATGCCGCCGGCCGACCCCTCCGGCGCGACACCCGATCCGCTCAGCACCCTGGAACGCTGGCAGATCACCCACCTGGATGAGCCCACCCCCGAGGGCACCTACCCCACCGCCGAGCACTGGGAGCTCTACGACCAGGACACCCTGATCGCCACCTGGGACAGCCCGGCCGACCGGGTGTAAGGCGCGGCCGTGGACGGAACCGCAGACCTGCAGCAGCTGGCCGACTGGCTGGAGCCGCTCATCCAGCGCCTGGAGCCCCGCGAGCGTGCCCGCCTGGCCCGCACCATGGCCGGCGA